AGAACGCTTCCGACATCAAGAGTCTGCGCTCTACCCAAACCTCGCACACCGACAGCATCAACTCCCTCAACACCAATGTAAGCACCGCGCAAAGCGACATCAAGACACTCAAGGAGCGCATTGCCACGGACGAGACCACGTACAGCAAAGACATTAGCGACATTCAGAAAGACCTTAGCGCATTCAAGGCGACCAAGGGGCAGTTTGGCGGTATCGCTCCATTGAACGACAGCGGTCAGATAGACTCGGAGTACTTGCCGGGCTATGTGGACGACGTGCTGGAGTTCGCCTGCATGAAGAGCGACATCACGGCGCAGCACGTAAGCGTTGCCAAGAAATCGACCGACGAAGGCTGTTCCGTGGTGTACAACGAAGACACCAACGTGTTTGTGCTTGCCATTGAGTCGGACATCGTAGATGAAGTTCAGTCCTACCTCTACTACAACAACTGGCAGGACGCAGACCTCTTCGGTACATTCTCCACCAACGGCATCGTACCCCACAGCGGTAAAATCTTCATGGACGTAAGTACCAACAAGACCTACCGTTGGGGCGGCACGACACTCGTTGTCATCGGTTCCGACTTGGCACTCGGGCATACCAGCGGCACGGCATTCCCCGGCGACGAAGGTCTTGACTTGCAAGAGCGCATGACAGAGGTGGAGAGCACGGCGAGCATCAACAGAGAGCTTATAGACGAGAACTCTGCCGAAGTGCTTTTCCGCAACACCATCAATGCCAATGACCTATTGTCGCTCGGCGATAGAGAGGTAACACTCAGCGTGGTACTGGAGAAAATCTTCGACTTGGACAACAAGTCACGCTACATGAAGCCCGGCATCGTTCTCTCGTTTCTTTCGGAGACAGGCATCCAAAACAAGCAGTGGACCAACTACGGCAAGAAAGCCGAAACCGACTGGAAGACCGAAGCCAACTGGACCGACTTCGGTTCGAACGGCAGCGCGATAGGCAACACGGTGAATGTGAATGACATCTGCGACGACACCGAGTACACCCTTTCGACCGCCATCAAAGCCGTGCAGGACAAAGAGAAAGAAAGCGGACTGTCGTACATGAAGAGCGGTGTAGTGCTCACCTATAAGACTGCCGAGACCACCAGCAACGGCTCACCCAAATGGGAAGCCTACCAGTTTACGCGTACCGTGGACGACATCAACCCGGCAGACTTGAAGCCATGGATAGAGTTCGGCGGAGGCGGCAGTCAAGCCGTAGCCACATCCGACACCCCCGAGAAAGACGGCAAGGAAGCATTCTCCACTGGCGGAGCATACACAAACATACCCACCAACCTGCATATCGACACCGAGACACAGGGCGTGGTGAAACTGCAACTACAGAATGCCGAGCAAGAAGCCATTGGCGATGAGGTGCAGTTTGCCGTAGGCGGCAGTGGCGGCGACAGCAGCGGTACGATTGTGAGCATACAGTTTGAGGAAAGTCCGCTGTATGCCAAGGCAGGAGGCAACGTAGTGATGCGTGCAGCCGTGCGAAGCGTGACCACGCAGGGAAGCCAAGAGTTGAGCAACATGATTGAGAAGGTGCTGCTCAAAGACCGTGATACCGGGCAGACCTTGGAGACATTCCAATTCAACAAAGCCTCGTCTGCCAGCGGCGACACCTACGACTTCGAGATGGACGTAAGCAGTTACTTCGTAACCGCCACCACCAAGCGTTTCCAGCTCATAGCCTATGACGATGCCGGGAACACTGGCAGCAGAAACATCAACGTGAGCGGTGTGGATGTGACCATCAGCAGCGTGCAGACCCTCAACTACACCGCCAGCACCGCCCTTGCCGCAGGAGGAGCCGCCAAGAGCATCCCGATGTACAAGTTTGCCAACAACGCCTCCGACAAGGGTATTAAGGTCATCACCGAGATATATCTTAACGGTGAATGGCAGACACTTGGCACAAGCGTGGTGCTTGACACCTACTCACACTCCATCACAGTAGATCCAAAGAACTGTCTGAACGAAACACTGGCACATGGAGCGTACCCCTTGCGCATACACGGAGAAGATGTAGGTTCTGGCGTGGTCGGCAACTACCTCCACACCGCCGTCATGGTAGTGGAGAGCGGCAACAATAGCCCTATCGTCGCTATGCGCTGGTACACCGAGCAGTTGCAAGGCAAGCGCAAACTCTATGAGAACATTGAAATAGACTACGCCGTGTACACCTCTGACACCGACGAGCCTCAAGCCGTGGTGTGGTATGACGGTGCGCAGGAAACCACTACCGTAGCCTACCGCAACCAAACCAACACGTTCACCAAGCAAGTGCAGGAAAGCGTGCATGACGGTACCAAGAGTGTGTCGGTGACTGTGATGTGCGGAGACACCAGTTCGGAGACCGCCACATTCGTTATAGACGGTTCGCTCGTAGACGTGGAAGAAGTAACCACCATGCGCGAGTTCAACATTGCCATGGACTCACGCAGCAACGGCGAGACCGACAAGACCATCAAGGACGGCGATGTGGAAATCACCGTGGAAGGCTGCAACTGGTCCAGCAACGGATTTGTGAAGGACACCTACGGTACATCCACCTACGGCACGGAGAACGACAAAGGCCGCATGGCACTGCGCATAGCCGAGGATATGAAAGCCGTGTGCACGTACAAGCCGTTCAACAACAGCAGCATCGAGCAGAACGGTATGGCGTTGAGCTTTACGGTCAAGGTGAAGAACGTGGAAGACCGCACAGCACGCCTTATCGACTGTCTTGGCGACAACTCCCTCGGTTTCTACTTGACAGGCGAGAAACTCGTGTTCACCTGCGACGGAGCGACCGCAGCCAACCCCGACGACTTGGGCGCACAGCAGACCGCCGTAGCCCTGTATGCCTCCGACAAGGAGACACGCTTTGACATCGTGATAGAGCCGACAAGCATAGCCCCATACAGTGGCATCGGCAGTATCAAGATATATGTGAACGGCGATGAGGCAGGAGCGACCTACTACAATGCCGGTAAGTTTGCCCACAGCGACATGCAGATACAGTTTGACGGCACGAAAGCCGACATCTACCTCTACCGTGTCACAGGCTGGGCAACCTACTACAACTACCGACAGGCATTCAACAACTACTTGGTGGGGCAGAAAGACACCACCGCCATGCTCACCGAGTATGAGAAGAACCAAGTGATGGCTTCGCAGACCGCAGAGGGAACGACCAAGGACCGCCCGACCCTGCAAGCGTGTATGAATGCAGGACTGTGTTGCGTGACCCTGCTGAAGAACGCCGACACGCCCGACATAGAGCAGAGCTATCCCGGATACCTCGACACGCTGGACGGCGACAAGAAGACAAAAGCCTACTATGACTGGGTGATCCGCTTCCCCGACAGACCATGGCAGGACTGCAAGGTGTACAACGTGCCGACCGTGAACCAAGGCACCACATCATCTTTGCGCCCGATCAAGAACAAAAAGGGCAAGTTCAAGAACTGCAAGATAGAGATGCTTCACACCGAAGACGACTTCAAGGACGACGCTACCGCACTTGCCAAGTTCAAGACCGCCCAGAAGATGGCCGGCAAGAGCAAGATACAAGTGATAGACGACGGCTTGTGGGTAAAGACCATCACCATCAAGGTGGACTACTCCGACTCGACGGGAGCGAACAACGGTGCCACCATGGAGCTGATGAACAAGACACAGCGCGCCATGGGTGCAGACTACATGACCCCGGCACAGAACGCCTACAACGGAGACGGCACGATGAACACCAGCATTGACAGCGTGACGTGTGCCTTGTTCCGTACTGACCAGCAGAGCGTGGACGCCACGAACGAGACCTACGCCTACTTCCATGCCAAAGCCAACTTCAATGTAGACAAAGGCAATCCCGACTTCTTCGGTTTCGAGAAGGTGGGAGGTTACAATGACGGTTGCTTGAACTATGGCGACTTTGTGGAACTCGTGGCCGAGAAAGACCAAGACCTCAACATCTTCAAGGTGCAGACCCTCGCCGACAGCGAGTCTTTGATAGCCTCGAACATCTACATGCTCAGTGAATACTGCGGAGACAAGCACATCTTCTTGGAGAATGACGGCACGGGCAGCATGGTGGAGACCGATGCCACCGCCGACCCCACCGAGGTGGACAAGAGACTTGCCGAGGTGTTGGCAGACGATGTGAAGAACTACGACTGGGGAACGGTGTACCTGACCAACGACTACAAGTATGTGAAATACAGCGGAGGCAAGTGGAAAGACACCACCGGCAAGATGTCGTACGACACGAGTACCAAGAAATGGGGCGTGACCGGCAGGGTGCTGAACCCGGTAGAGTGCTTTGAGTATCTGAAATACGACTCATTCTGTTGGCTGCAAGGCGTGAACAGCGTGGACGACCTCATGAAGATAGACCCATCCACAGGCGAACCCGTGTGGCTCGGCTACTACGAAAGCCGTTACCCCGATGATGACGACTTGAACGACCTCTATGCCAAGGGCAAGAAAGTGCCGTACAACCTGTACAAGTGGCTGGAATGGACACAGCAGTGTTCACACGACCTCACCGAGGACGACGGTGACATCACCCTGCACGGCGAGACTGTGAGCGGCACGAAGGAGAACCGACTGAAGAAATGGAGCGAAGAACTCTATCTGCACGCCAACGTGCGCTCCACTGGTGCATATATCATCGGCTCCGACTATGTGCTTGCCGTAGACCAACGCAGCAAGAACATGATGATCGGGTTTTACCTTGACACCAACGGACTGATGCTCGCCTACTTCAACCACTGGTATGACGGCGACTGCTGTTGGCTTGCCGACAACGACTGCGGCATCACCGTGCCTTGGGATTTGGACAGTGTGGAAGACCCGAAGCACTACTACCAAGGTTGGAACTCGGTGATGTTCAAGCAAGGCTATGCCGCAGAGAAGTATTGGCTCTGCGACAACGGTGCAAGCACCATCACCCTGCACGACATCGCCAGCGATATGCGCAGTGCGGAGGCAGACGGCATCAAGATATTCTCGTCGGACGGCTGCAAGAAACTCTGGATTACCGACCGCATAGAGAAATGGGCAAAGATAACCAGTTCGTTTGACGGCGAGCGCAAGTACATCGAGAACTCCAAGGCAGGAGCCAACTACTACTATGCCGTACACGGACTGCGGTACGAAGACCTGCCCGTTACATTCGAGAAACGCTTTGCCTACCGTGACGGCTACTACCAAGTTGGCGAGCTGTACACCAATCCGTTCAAGATGCGTGCCGTTGGTACGGACATCAGCATCAAGATAACCGCAGCACAGGACGGTTTCTTCGGTTTGGGCGTAGACCGTGCAGACGCTTGCGTGGACAGTTGCTATCTGAAAGCCGGAGAAAGTTACACACTGAAGAGCGGCACCACCGCCACCGGTAGCGGCACGATGCTCTACGTGTTCGGTGCGAAGAACCTTGCCAGTCTTGACGTGAGCGGCTGTACACCGAAAGCCGAGGGTTGGGACATCTCGAACTGCGAGATGTTGCAGGAACTCATCCTTGGCGGCGAGGACTACACCCCCGAAGCCGACAGCGGTGCAATCACGCAGCTCAACATGGGCAACAAGAGTTTCTTGAAGCGTATAGACGTGAGGAACACGAAGATAACGAGCATCATCGCCTCGTACTGCCCGAGACTGAAAGAGGTGTTGGCGAGCGGTTCGCAGTTGTCGAGCATCGACATTGCCGAGACTGCGCCCATCGAGACCCTCGAACTGCCAGCCACGATGACCACCCTTTACTTCAAGAACCTGCCCAAGTTGGCCTATCCCGGCGGACTGACAATGGCTGGTGTCACGAACGTGAAGAAGATGTTCCTTGACGAGTGTCCGAAAATAGACACGATGAGTCTGTTGCGCCTTATCACCAATGCCGGACAATTGAAGAGCATACGCATACCCGGTGTGAACGCTACGGCAAGCGTGGAGATGTTGCGCGGCATTATGCAGAGCGGAGCCGTGGGCATAGACGCCAACGGCAGCACCTACGATGAGACCGGGCAGTGTAGCGGTATCATCGGTCGATGGATACTCACCGAACTTGTGGAAGACAGCGAGGTGGAGACCTTGCAGAAATACTTCCCGAAGTTGGAAGTCATCAACTCGCAGTACTCCTACGTGACGTTTGACGACACCGAGAACGACACGCAGAACATCACCAATCCCGAGAACGGAACGACTGGCGACGACTACGAGGCCACAGGACACTTCAAACGCATCGAGGAGCAGTGCCACGTGTACAAGTGCACCTACAACACCGCAGACACCAGCAATCCCTTCATGCAGTGCGAGCAGGTGAGCGACAGCGACTACACGAAGATGGCCGACGGCGCGGAGTTTGACCCAACCGACAATGCTGGTGTGGGCTATGACATCATGAAATTGCTGAAGTCGTACTGGTACAAAGGCGTGAACGACTACAAGAACCAGAAGAAGCATCTGTTTGCCTCCAGTCTGGAAAGCGAGCCGCTGTCCACCGCCTCCAAGTGCACGCGCAAGAAACTCAGCGAGATACTAAAACAAGCCCTCGCTTGCGTGTATTCCGGCAACCTCAGCAAGGGCGATGCCTACACGGTGGTGGAGAATGCCAACCACAACTGCTACGAGATGGACGTGGAAGGCATGAAGCAGGTGAGATGGCCGGGCGTGAACTCTGCCTTGGTTGGAGCCGTGTTCGTGGACGAGAACGAGACGGTGGTCGGGACGTTCAACATGAGCGTAAGCCATTCACTGTTTGACTTCGTTATCGGTGATTACGTGTTCTGCGACGTGCCGAGCGGTGCGAAGAAGATTGTGTTCTCCTCGCCCGTGGGCTTTGACGACCTCGAATGCATTGCCGTAGACAGTGAGGCGATAGAGGCTATCGAACCCGACTGGGTGCATACCGCAGACCGCCTCATCGGTGTGTATGCCTTGAGCATGGACGCCCTCATGCGTCCGCGAAGCATCAGCGGACAGCGCACACAGCGAGGCGACGGAACGAGCACGACCAACGGCGACTGGAAATACGACTCCACAACCGGGCGTGTGAGCAACAGCAGTGTGCCTACCTCCACGATGCACTACACCTGTAAGGACTTCATGAACCTGTGCGAGATGCGCGGAACCGGGTTCCAAGCCATTGACTACGAAATGTCGAAAGACGTGGCCAACCTCGTGATGGCACTCGTAGGTGACAGAGACATCCAGGCACAGTGCGGCTACGGTTGCGGAGTAGACTTCATCACCGGCGCGAACGGCGCGAACGCCTACGGTAACGTGACAAGGAAAGGTTCGTCTACGGGCAGTCTTGGCAACATCATCTTCGGACTGCAGAACTTCGTGGCTTGCTGCTATGAATGGATGGACAACGTGGCGGTGAACGTGAAGAGCTTTATCTCATGGAAGAAGAACAAGTGCGTAGACAACAACTCCGATGACCCGACCGATGCCAAGTGGCACATCTACGACCCTGTAACGGGCGAGGAACGTGTGGTGCAAGGGATGAACGCATCGGGATACTGCATAGGCCGTGTGAAGTTCGGACGCTATGCCGACGTGATTGCTTCGCGCGTGACTACCGACAACAGCAAGTGGAACCAGAACTACAGCGACGCGCAATGGTATTCACATTCCCGGGGCCGTGTCGTTGGTCGTGCCCACGACAGTGCGTATGCGGGTGGCGGTCTCGTCTATGCGAATGCGAATAGCGCTTCTTCGTACTCGAACACGTACTTCGGTTCTCGGCTCGCCTTCATCGGAAAAATCGTCATCACGAAATAACGGAAGAGCGATGGAACGACAAAGCGTCGGAGTGAGAGCCCCTTAAAGGGCTGCTCACTCCCCGTCCCCAAAAATCGGACGAAGAGAAAGGATATATGGCGGCAAGCTGCAACGCTGCCGCCGGAACAAAAAAAGGTAGAGTGTCTTACGGCCGTGTCGTTGGTCGTGCCAACAACAATGCGAATGCGAATGGCGGTCTCGTCTATGCGAATGCGAATAACGCTTCTTCGAACTCGAACACGAACAACGGTTCTCGGCTCACATTCAAAAAGCATCTCCGCAAGGAGAAAGAACTCAGCATAAGTGTGGTGCTATGGCACCATGTTTATATAATCGCCCCTACTGCGACGGTCACGCGTGATCAAGGCAACGAGCGAAAGACACGAGCCTCGGCAACCCTCGCGGCACATAGCGTGCAGCAGAAAGCCGGAACATTACTGAGAAGCCTTGAAGGCACAAAAGAAAATGAAAGAAAACAGCAACAACCAATTACCCCTTGCCGACATTGCCGGCGAGATAGCCAGCGCGTCGAACGTGGAAGCCGCCTTTGACTACGTGGTGGGGCATCTCGAATGTGCAGATCAAAGAGAGAAGTACCGACCGCAGAAGACGGAGATATGCGCACGGCTACAGAAAGAACTCATGGAAGGGACATTCCGCATCAGAGACTTCCGCGAGATGGAAGTGAGAGACGGTCCCAAGGTGAGAAGGGTGCAAGCCCCGAGAGTCTACGGACGCATAGGGTGTCATGCCGTTATGGTGGTGATAGAAGACCACACCTACCCGACCCTCATCAAGAACACCGCCGCCAGCATCAAGGGGCGTGGAATGCACTGGCTCCACCACATAGAGGAAGACGACACTCATAACGCCCCGATGCAGACACGGTACTACTACCAGAGCGACATCCGCCACTACTACGACAACATCTCGCAGGAGCGGATGAAGAAACTGATAAGAGAATACGTGAGCGACCCCGTTGTGCTCCCCATGCTCGACAACTTCATTGAACTGCTCCACGAAGGACTGTCGAAAGGACTGCGCAGTTCGCAATGTTTCGCCAATCTCTACCTCAGCGAGATAGACCACAAGATGACCGAGGCAGCACCGCGCTACACCCTTGCATTGCCCGACGGCGGGACGGAAGAGCGTTCGCTTTACTACCGCTACTGCGACGACATCGTGATGAAAGCCGGCGACAAGAAGACCTTGTGGAAGCTCCGCAATATGCTCGTGCAAGAAACCGAAGCCATCGGACTGCACATCAAACCCAGCGAAGCCGTGCGCCCGACAGATGTCGGATTGGACTATCTCGGCTATGTAAACTACGGCACGTACTCGCTCCTCAGGAAACGCACCAAGCAGAACTCGGCACGGAAATTGGCAAGGATAAAGTCAAGAAAACGCAGACAATCGGTGATGGGGTCGTTCAAAGGAATGGCGTGTCATGCCGACTGCAAGCATTTGTTTTACACATTAACAGGAAAAAGAATGAAGAAATTCGGTGAGATGGGCATCACCTATACGCCCAAAGACGGCAAGAAGCGTTTTCCCGGCAAGACCACACGTCTCTCAGCCATACAAAACAAGACGATCGAGGTACACGACTTCGAGACCCACATGAATACGCCCCACGGCGATGACCGATACCTCGTGTCGTTCCGCGATGTGCAGAACGGCGTGTGGGGCAAGTTTTTCACCGCCTCGGAAGAATTGAAGAGCATCCTCGATCAAGTGAGAGAAACGGAAGACGGTTTCCCGTTTGAGACCGTAATCGTGAGCGACATCTTTGACGGCGGCAAGACAAAGTACCGCTTCACATAAACTTGTGCCACAAAAGATAACGCTCTTTGGAAAGCAGAACCCGATAACTTTACACCGGAACAAAACAAAGCAGATATGGAAAAAAGATACGGAGCGACCGAAAGAGACGACCGTCTGATGCAGATAGGCCGTCAGAAATGGGAACTGATATACGGCTACGGCACCGACGGCGAGAGCGGTTGGAACTGGCGCAAACGCTACCTCATGCGTAAACCGTCTATGGACGAGATAAAAGAAGAGGTGCGTTCAACCATCGACGCTGAGACGCGCGACAAAATAGTGAACCGCTTTGCGTTCAACGGTGTGAAGATATACCTCAGCGACGAGAAACAGCGCAACTATGCCGCTATCCAGAGCAACACCGACATCGCATTTCCCCTCACGCTCAAAGTGAACGAAGAAGAAGACGCGACACCCGTGTACTACACCTTTGCCACGAGGGAAGACTTCGAGAAGTTCAGCAAGGAAGCCTCCGCCTACATCCTCAACACCATCATGGACGGATGGAAAGAGAAAGACGCAGTGGACTGGAGCAAGTTCGAATAACGCCACAACAGTTAAAAGGCCGAAAGGCTGCCGAGCAGATAATTTTGCATTCATGAATTCTAAAACAATAACGACATGAAGAAGATTATCAAATGGCTCGGAGCGAGCAACCGATACAAGCACCTTGTGGGCGGCGTGGCGATAGGACTGGGAGCAGACAGCACCTATTGCGCAGCGTATGCCGGGGTGGGCGTAGCCGCAGCCTTGGAACTCAAAGACAAGTTGTGGGGCGGCAAGTGGGACTGGGTAGACTTCGGCTGCACGGTGGCAGGAGTAGTTGTAGGACGTTTAACCAGATGGTCAGTATGGCAGTAATGTTCAAGATATGGAAAACCTTTGCCATGATGATAGGCGGCATGGTAGGTTGGCTTGTGGCAGAGTTCAAGCCCACATTTCCGTTGATAGTGGTAGCCATCGTATTCATACTCTACGATGCCTGGACCGCCTTCAAGCTCGACAAGCGCGTGCACGTTGCCTATCCCGAAAAGACGGACCGGAAGAAAGCAAAGTTTACGTCATTCGCCTTTGGCAAGGTGGTGAAGCAGACCATCCCCAAACGGCTGTGGCTGATTGTGCTGGCATACTTGGCAGAGCATTGGGTGTTCGTGCATGTGCAAATCCCCCTGTCGTACATCGTGACCGGGGTCATCTGCTTCGAACAGGCATGGAGCATCTTTGAGAACGAGAGCAGCTGCCGGAGCGAGAGCGACAGCCGTTTCTGGAAGACCTTGCAGAAGATTATGGTAGACAAGACCGCCCGACACTTTGATGTGAACCTCGGCACACTTAAAGCCGATAGCGTCAGCGCAGAGCAGATAGCCCGTGCACGTGAACGCATGATGGACGGCGAGGAGAAAGGAGGTGAAGCATGATCGTACTCATTGACAACGGGCACGGCGAGAACACACCCGGAAAGTGCAGTCCCGACAAGCGGCTGCGTGAATACAAATACTGCCGAGAAATAGCCGAAGCCCTGTGCAAGGCACTCGCGGCGAAAGGCTACCAAGCACGGCGCATCGTGAAGGAAGAGACCGACGTGTCGTTGTCGGAAAGGTGCAAGCGAGTGAACGCCGTGTGCGACGCCATGGGCGCAAAGAACGTGCTACTCGTGAGCATCCACAACAACGCCTCCGGCAATGGCGGTTGGAAAACGGCGAGCGGATGGAGCGGATGGGCGTACACCAAAGGCAGCGAGCGCAGCCGCCTGTTGGCGCGAAGCCTCTATGAAGCCGCTGAGAAACGCGGACTGCAAGGCAACAGGAGCGTACCGGCAGAGAAGTATTGGACCGCCAACTTCTTCATCTTGAAGCACACCAACTGCGCCGCCGTGCTGACAGAGAACCTTTTCCAAGACAACAAGAAAGATGTGGACTACCTGCTGAGCGACGAAGGACGTAAAGCCATCGTGGACCTGCACGTGGAAGGCGTCGAGAACTACATAAAAAGCGTGAAATCATGAGCAAGAGAACTATTTTGTTTGGCCTATTGGTTCTTTTTGTGGGCTTAATGGGCATTGTGGGCTTAATGGGCATTGTGGGCAAGAGCGGCGATACCGTCACGGTGCGCGACACAACGACCGTGACAGACACCTTTTTCTATATGATGCCTGTGGCAACGGACAGCGTGCGCACCAAGTACATCACACGCTATCTGCCGGTGGTGAAGCGTGACACCATTCTGGCAGAGAACTCCAACCTACACAATGGGGAGTGTCTTCCACCGCTCCTGCTGTCAGACGACCGCGACAGTACGGCGGTGGAAATCCCCATTACGCAGAAACGCTACGAGGGCACAGACTACCGCGCCTACGTGAGCGGATATGAGGCGAGCCTCGACAGCATCTTCGTATATGCCCAGACAACAACTATCCGAGAGCGCAGCACGAAGCCGCCCGACAAGTGGCACATCGGTGTAACGGCAGGCTACGGCATTACGACAAAGGGCTTGCAGCCTTACGTGGGCATAGGACTAACGTATTCACTAATCTCATTCTGAATGGAAACGATAACCATACAAGTATTCAAGGACGATGTGTATGAAGAAGTGGCGAAAGCTACCGACTACACAGGCGCGAAACTCATTGACGGAGACGAGAAAGCACGAGACCGCATCCTTGCCACCGACAACGAGCTGAGCGACCTTGGCAGATTTTGGGAAGAGTCGGTGCTTGCCACCAACGAACGGTTGAAGGAGATGGTTGTGTCGGGAACGACCACGGAGGTGGAAGAGAATGAAGAAAAGAAGACCGCTTATGTGGCTGTGTTGGAAGTGAGCAAGTCGTTCGACAAGGAACTGACGCCCAACGTGCAGTCAGCCCTACGCAACTTCTTCATCACATCAATCATCGGCCAGTGGTTCAAATTCGCCAACAAGGACGAGGCAACCGACTACTTTACACAAGCAAGTGATATGATGAACGGAGCGGAACGACTGCTTTACAGCCGGAAGAGGCCGACCCGTCCCAAAGATTAACCATTAAAGAAAGAATATTATGGCAGAGACATTAGGCGCAAAGAAAGAGGTCACGGCAACCATCAAGATAGACTGGCTGCTGTATGACATTATGAACGAGACCTTTTTGAGAGGTCGCACGATTCAGAACAAGGAGAACCACAAGGAGGTGGCGAGTATGTTTGCCTCGGAGGACGAGGAGAACCGCGAAAAGATACTCCGCTCCATCAAGAAAGGCTTTGCCGAGGTGAAGACCGAACTTGCCGAATATCTTGACGAAGACAGCACGACCACCGACAACAGCCACTACGACGGCAGCACGGACCTGTCGCTGACACTCCAGATGCCGAGCAACTTCAACGAGGCGGCAACGACAGGTGTAGGCGAAGCCATCCACGACTATCTGAAGAATACCGCCATTGCAGAGTGGTACATGGTGACCAACAAGGCAGACGCGGAGCAGTATGTCGCCATGGCAGCGGCGAGCCTTGCCAGCATTCAGCAAGCCGTGAGCAAGCGGAGCCGCCCGAAACGTCCAACCACATAATACGGACAGCCTATGAGTTGCTGTGTGGAAAATGAGGGCAGCACGCTGAAGGTGACACTGACCTTTCTGCGCGAGCAGTTGCTCTACGACATCAAGAACTACGCCTATGTGGAGAGCCATGTGATGCCGCCCGAGGCGGAGCACGCCAAGCACATGGTGGCAGATGTGGGCGAAGAGGGCAATGTGGACCGCATGACGAGAGTGCTGGACTTGGGCGTGTCGATGTGCCGTGAAATGCTCTATCCCTGGGCGAAGAGGGAGATAGAGAATACGGAGTATGACGACACGTTTGCGGAACGGAAGCAATACGTCATCACGATGAACGTGCCGACCGCCATGTCGCAGACCACGCTCACGTTTGTGGAGCGACTGATACACGAATATCTCGTGTGCCGTGGCGTGGCAGACTGGCTAAGCATCACCAATCCGCAGAAAGCGGAGACGTGGCTTGCCAAGGCGGCGGAGGCCGAAAGCGAGATACGGACCGCCATCCATTCGCGAATGGAGCGGACACGTATCAAACAACACTTTTTGGATTGACAGTAAGACAAGAGCCGGGGTGCATCACGCATCCCGGCTCTTTGATTAAAACAACTAACCTAAACAATAAACTATAAACAATCTAACCTAACGAACACTTTATCTTGGTTGGTTGGCTTGCCGTGGTGAGAACTGCACGGACGCACCGAATATGTTTTCATCAGCATTGAGGGTTGCGACACCTGCAATGCGGAAATACTTGTATGGCGAACCCCGGAAGCCACGGAGGTAGTGGTCTTTGCTTGACCATACGAGGTGCCAGTTGACCAAATCGCGCGAGCCATAGAGAGCCGTGGCGACATTGCCCTTGCGGAAGAAGCCTCGCTGAATGATGTTGTCAATCGTCTTGAGCGTGTTCGCCGCTTCGAGTTTGAGCGGACGCGTGGTGTAGAGACACTTGACGGCATCGGCAGTCGGCACGGAGAAATTAAGCACGGCGTTGCTGGAGTCCACTGCGAGGGCTTCCGGGTAGGAGTTGAGGTGCGAGGCAATGTTTGAGAATATCATGCCCCACTGCTGTGTCTTCAGCGAATAGACATAGGCGTATGTGATGGAGGGTGCATAGACGATGACGCGCTGATGCACATAGTCGTAAATCATCTGACACTGCGTGAGGAACTCCGTGAACGGCAACGTGGGCAGACACTTGTCGGTGGTAGGCTCGTGCCCAAGCATTGCGTGCAACTTGGTGAAGCCCGGCAGTTGCGTTGCGTCAAACGGATATTCGGAGTTGATAGCCTCGGAAATACACGTCGTCTGCGAGCCGCTGATGAGCATGATGCCCCGGTCGGTGGGGAAGAGGACGGCAGAGTCCAACTGCGTAATGCCATCGGGATTGATGCAGACGTCGCGCGTGATGGGCTGGCGAGCGGAGTATGTGCCCGTGCTCGAGACCTCCAATGCCCACACGCCCTCGGTGGTGAAAGCGTAGAGCGGGAACTGTCCGAACTGACCTTGGGAGAGAGCCTTGGCTGCGGAACAGATGCCCTTTATCTCGCCTGTGCCTACGGTGTTGATGCCCGAGAGAGGGAAGTAGAACGGGTTGTTTACTTCGGAGGTGTAGATTTTGTTGGCAATCTCAATGGGGAAAGTGTTGTCGTACTCCGTAGGATTGACGGACGGCAGGGAGGTGAAGTTCTTCTCACGCACCAACTCGTAGTTCAATACGGCAAAAGCACCGTTGAGGAACTCATGCTGTTTGAGGTCGATAGCGTAGCATGGGGAACTGTAGTTGTATATCACCATTTTATATGCATTGGGATTGGGATAGAACACATAACAGCCCCACGAATGTTTGCTCTTTGTTGATACGCCGCCCGATATCATTTCGCCACTATTGAAAAACTGCATTCCGAATAGTCCGTAATAATCTGTTCCACTTTTCACAGCATACTCTTCTCCATTCTCCTTAATATAAACAGCGATTTGGTATTCATCGGTAGAGAACACAGCCATTGTTATATTAAGTGTTGTTCCATCGTATCCCCAGCTGTAACGCCCATTGCAGTATGCAAACATAGACTGTGCCAAGAAACCGCAGAAAGGCTTGCGTTTGAGTCCTGCCAAGTTGAGACGATTGTTATACCCAAACGAGTAGTCAGCATGAAGTTGGTCGCGTGTGAGGTAGTCGTCCGTCATAGCCTCGCGTGTAACGAGCGACTGGAGATATTCATCATCTACGACAATGTCCTTGCGATTGTTGTCGGCAAGCGCATCGGCAATCTCAATGGAACACAACTTGTAGAAATTGCAAGTATTCTTCAAGGTCTCCGTTACCTTGCCATCAGTAAACTCTGGCAGATGAAAAGTTGTTGCAGGATA